CAAAGACTAGCTGCAAACCCTGCAATTAGTCTCATTTGTCCGCTAAAAGTGATACGCCGCACCTTATAGCCTTGCCGCCATGACTACGCCCCTAGAAGACGCCCAGGCCATGGTTGCCGCCTACCTTGAAGCCGAAAAGCAAATCTTGCTTGGCAAAGAAGTCCGCATGGGTGGCCCCGGCATAGACCGCTGGCTGCGCTTTGAGGACATGGGCGAAGTCCGCGCGGGCCGCAAAGAGTGGGAATCGCGCGTGCAATCCCTGCAACGCAGCACCGACGCCACCCCCACCTTTGGTGGCCTGTCCTACAGCCTGGCCGATTTCAGCGCCCCGCGCTGACCCACCCGGCGCCAACCCACCCGCACCGCAGCCATGGCCAAAACATTCTCAGCGCCCAACGTAGTAGACCGCCTCATGGGCTACATCAACCCCCGCTCGGGTTTGCGCCGCCTCCAAGCCCGCACCGCGCTGGACCAAAGCGTAAAAGCCGCCACCAGCGGGTATGAGGCCGACACCCCCAGCCGTGGGCGCAAGTTCTACACAAGTCAGCTCAGTCCCAACCAGCTCACCGGCAAATCCGCCGTCATCCTGCGCACCCAGGCGCGCCAAATGCAGCGCAACAACGACCTGGCGCGCGGCATCCTGCGCACCATGGTCAACAACATCGTTGGCCCCAACGGCATTGGCATCGAGCCGCAACCCCGCCGCGCCGATGGCTCCATTCACGAAGACTACGCCAAAGCCCTGCGCGATGCCTGGCGCGACTGGCAGCGCGTGCCAGAAGTCACCGGTCGCCACACATTTGCCAAAGTACAGCGCCTCATGGCCATGACCTGGCTGCGCGATGGCGAATCTTTTGCGCAAGAGCTAATGGGCGCCATACCCGGCCTTACCCATGGCACCAAAGTGCCCTTTAGCTTGGAAATGTTCGAGCCCGACTTTGTGCCCTACTACTACAGCCAGGGCAACGTGCAGCAGGGCATCGAGCGCAATGCATGGGGCAAGCCAACCGCCTTCATGGTCTACAAAAACAACCCCATGGAAGTAGTGGGCGCCATTGCCACAGACTTAAAACGGGTTTCTGCAGACCGCGTGCACCACATCGCACTGCTAGACCGCATTGGCCAAATGCGCGGCATCACAGAATTTGCCAGCATCATCGGCAGGCTTGAAGACATCAAAGACTACGAAGAAAGCGAGCGCGTAGCCGCAAAAATCAGCGCCGCACTCACCGCCTACGTCAAAAAAACCAGCCTTGACGGCTACGCAGGCCCCAACCTCGACGCCAATGGCGACCCCGCCCCGCGCAGTATCAGCATGGCCCCCGGCATGGTCATAGACTCGCTCGCCGTGGGCGAAGAAATTGGCCTCATAGACAGCAACCGCCCAAACCCCAACGTCATCACCTTCCGCCAGGGCCAATTGCGCGCCGTGGCCGCTGGCGTGGGCGCCAGCTACAGCTCAATAGCCCGCGACTACAACGGCACCTTTAGCGCCCAGCGCCAAGAGCTGGTAGAGCAATGGGTTAACTACGCCACCCTCACCGACGAATTTGTAGGCCAGTTCATCCAGCCCGTGTGGGCTAGCTTTGTCATGGCGTGCGATTTATCTGGCGCCGTCAAAATCCCGCGTGACGTGGTGCCCGGTAGCCAGGACGATGCCCTGTTCCTGGCCCAAACCATGCCATGGATCGACCCCGCCAAAGAAGCCGCCGCCTACGTGGCGCTGGTGCGTGCAGGCTTTGCCAGCGAGGTAGAGGTTATTCGCAAACGCGGTGGCAACCCGCGTGATTTGCTGGAGCAGGTAACCCAGTGGCGCAAAGAGGCCGAGTCAAAAGGCTTAATTTTCAGCAGCAACGCCGAATACCCCGAAGTTGGGGGCGTGCCCGAGCCCGCTGCCGCCGCTGGTGAAGTCACCGACGAACAAATTGCCGCCAGCGCCCAGGCCAAGATTGCCGCAGAATCTGCCGCCCGTGCCGAATACGCCGCGCGCTCCGCCGCACAAGCCCAGTCCGCCGCGCAGCTTGAGGCATCCACCCAAACCACTGCCGCACTGGCGGCCGCCGTTGCCACCATCGCCGCCCGCGAAAGCGCCGCCCCCATCATCAATAACCATATTGGCCTGCCCACCCCGGTGGTCAATGTGGAAAACCAGGTGCAGCCCACGGCCGTAGAGGTCACTAACCATTTTGAAGCCACCGTGCCCGCCGCCCAGGTGGTCATGCAGCACCCAACCCGCGCTGTGCAGGTAGTAGAGCGCGATGCCGCCACCGACGAAATTACGCAAACCGTCACTACTTACGAGGTAGACCAATGACCCCCTTCGCCATCCTCCTAATCCTGTCCTACGCATTCATGTACTGCCTCTTTAGCGCCAACAACCCATAAGGACCAACCATGGCAATCCTAACTACAGACATCGTTTACCGCCTCTCTGGCGGTGCAGCCAATGCTGACCCGCTGCTATCCCATCGGCGGCATCAAATCCAGCACAGCATCAAGCACAACCATCTTTGATGATGTGAGCAGCGCAGAGGCAGCTGCTGGTGATGTGGAGTACCGGCTTGTCTACATCCACAACGCGCATGCCACGCTGAGTTACCAGACTGCGGCTGTGTGGATACAGACCCAGACGCCATCGGCATCCACTGACGTTGCAATCGGGCTGGCAGCGGCTGGCTTGAATGCAACTGAAACCGCTGTTGCAAACGAAAGCACCGCACCGGTTGGCGTCATATTCTCCGCACCGTCCACATTCGCTGGCGGGCTTGCGCTTGGAACGATTCCAGCAGGCCAGCACTTCGGTTTGTGGATACGCCGCACGGTCAGCGTTGGTGCTGCGTCGGCGGCTGATAGCTTTACCTTGCGCGTGCAGGGCGATTCAAATCCTTAAGGACCGACCATGACGCTACTTGAAGAAATCCAATCGAAGTGCAGCCCTGCTCTACTAGCAAGCCGGGACCATCAGGCGATTGCAGACGCAGTGAATGTTGGTCGTACAAAGATCGCATCGCGCATCGGTGGCGTTGGGACCATCATGGACACGCTCGGTGCAGACGGTGGCGCTACGCTGCTGGACAACTTAGAGGCAATGTCATCGGCAAGTTCTGCTGTGAAGTGGGGAATGCGTTTGATCCTTGCTGGAAATCTTGATTTTGGTCTTGACTCAACAAGGTCGATGATTACTGCACTTGTCCCGTCGCCAGCTAAAGAAGCATTGCTTGCTGTTGCAGAAGTTCCAGACGCAGTATCTGAATTTGATGTGCGCTGTGCGCTGTATGCCGCTGACGGCACTTTCTTGGGGTAACACATGGCCGCTACTAAGACCTCGAAAACGCTCTACGCGAGTGCATCGCTTGCTGCTGCAACTGCTGTCAACGCAACCGAATGGAACATGAGTACAGCCTACGGCGGCATTGCTGCTGTGAAGCTGACGAATGGGGCATCTGCACCTACAACCGCGCCAGTGGTCAAGTTTTATGTGGGTGAGGCGACCGGCACCAAACGATTGCTTTACACAGCTTCGGGTGACACGACAAACAGCAGCGTGAACGATCTGGTGTGCGAGATTCCAGCGTCTGCTATGTTTGTGAATATCACCGTCACCAACGGCGCGACGAATGCGATAACGGTTGAAGCCTACGGGCAGGAATTGACTGGAATTTGAGTCTCTATGGCTAAAAGATATAGCCAACCGCAGAGCGGGAGTCGGATTGACCCATCAAAGGTCAAAGACCTTTCACTAACCGCAGTATGGTGTGGATCAGAGCCTAGCATGGTTCTCGTGTCTGGAGAGACTGCAACTAGAAGCATCACCATCCAGTTAGGTGCTAGTCAGCAGGGTAAGGTTGCAAGGTTTACCTCGGTCAACATTGAGGCAATACGACTAGCAGTATATGCAGATAGCGTACTAGGAACTACGCAGACGACGATTGCCGTACTGCGTAGATGTTTGGATACGACAGCTAGAGCTTCTGAGGTATTTGCGTACAACGATACTGGATCAAGATGCCTTGCTCACGCCCCATACAGCGATGGAGTTTTGTACTGGGACTTCGCCAATTTGACATCCGGGTCTGGACGCATATCGGTAGCGTACACAAAGGACACTCAGTGGGAGACTTTGGTTTTTGTTGCTGGGCAAACTAAGGGCCGAGAAGTATGGAGGCGAGGCGTTAGGATCGCTAACAACGCATCGGCAAAGGCTGTTCGCGCATCCACTACGTTCGATTTTCGCCTTGGTGCCGAGACTTTTTCAGCAGTACCTAGCGACAACATAGACGTTGCACTTTGCGTTGTATCAAACGGTGAGTGGACAGACGCGCAAATACGCGAGTGGTGCTCCAACCCATTTCAAATCTTCCAGTCCCCGCCTAGCCCGATCTGGGGTGCTCCATGATCCGCTATCAGCATCCGCAGGGGGCGGTGGGGATTGATCCTTCGTATGGGTTGACCTACGTTGTTGCTGGTGACACTTATTTCGATAGGGTATCGAAACTGTCATTAACTCCGACGAACAACCCGACTCGGACTGTAAACCGTGACGGTACTGCAATCAAGTTTGCTAAGGCGTCAACGCAGAGACTGCAGGAAAATGCAACTGCTTCATCTCCGACGCGATATAGCTTTATTGCGCTGGTTAATTCAAGCGGGACAGATACCAATTACAGCAGTGTTTTTACTTTAGCAAATTCTGCTGCTACTTATCGTTTTCAGCTTAGGCACACAGCAACAAATTGGAATTTCTACCACAATTTCACCGTGGACAAACTAGCCTCTGGGACTTACACAGCGGGTAGGCATGTAATAGTTGGAACGTGGGATGGCGCATCAATACGGCTGTATATAGATGGCGTGTTGGCTGCAACAACAAGCGTCACGGGCACGTTTATCACACAAACGGACCTGTTGTCTATCGGGTCTGATTCTTCGTATGGGGCACCAGTTGCTGGTACTTACTGGGAAGGCGACATTAGTCTTGTCGGGATTGCGCTCGGTACGTTGTGGAACGGTAATTTAGTCAAGTCCCTAAGCGACAACCCGTGGCAGATTTTCCAGCCCACGAACCGCGCAATCTGGGTGCCTGTGGGTGGCGGAACCACATGGGTGCCTGTGGGTGGCGGAACCACACCTGTCACCAGCGACTCAACTGCAAGCTACCTGATCCTCGAGGCAGTCACATCAGACGCAAGTGCTGCGTACAACATTGGCGCGGTCCAAGTATCAAGCGACACCACAGCCTCCTACGCCATCCGCACTAGCGCACTCTCCGACACATCGGCAAGCTACTCCATAGCAGCACCCATCATCAGCGACACCAGCGCAAGCTACAGCATCCTGACCGCAGGCGCAGTGACAAGCGACACAGCATCAAGCTATGCGATTCGTGGAGTAGTGCAGTCTGATGCATCGGTAGCTTATGAGCTAAGAGGTGCGGTGCAGGCCAGCATGGGTGCTGGGTATGACATACGGCAGTCGATCCAGTCTGATGCGTCGGCAGCGTACATGATGCGTGGCGCAGTTGAGAGCGATCTGGATGCCGCATATGCGGTGCTGGCTCTGAGCGCGGTTACGAGCGACCTTGCGGCATCGTATGCGGTTACTGGAGTGGCTGGCCTGAGTGCGGCGGACATTGCGGCTATTACAGCTGCGGTCATGGCCGCCCTCAACGCAACCACCATTCCCGTTGACGCCAAAAAGATGAACGGCGCGGCAATAGCCGGTGACGGCAGCGCAGGAAACCTTTGGCGCGGGGCGTAAGCCATGCAAGGCTTTAGCGCCAGCGCATTTGCGGTTACCGCATTCAGTGTTGCCGCATTTGCGTTTGATGCAGTTGCTACCACATCATCAGCCACCCCGCTGGGCGCCACTACCATCCGTCGCACGGGTGGCCGTCGCCGCATCCTCACGCCCGACCCGCATTTTGAACAACTCCAAAAAGAGTTTGAAGACCAGGACCAAGACCTGCAGCCCGCATCCGCTTCTATCGGCATGCAACTGCCCGCAAAACGCACCCGCGAGCGCCGAGAAAACGAGTTTTTCTCCCTCTTGCACTAACGCGCAGCAACTGCGCGCAAAGCGGTTGCAAATAATCTCATTTGTCCGCTAAAAATGATACGCGGTAATTCAGACACTGGCCTGCATGACGCAAGCCAACACCCAAACCCAGCCCACCCAGGCCAGCAAGTGGTACAGCATCCGCAACCGCACCCCGGTTGCATCCGCTGTTGCGGGCTCCACCGCCTGCGCCACCGCTGAAATTTTCATCTACGGCGACATTGGCGAAAGCTGGTACGGCGACACCGTTTGCGCGGCAGATTTTGTGCAAGAAATTGCTCTTGTAACCGCTCCCGAAATCACCGTGCGAGTCAACTCTTACGGCGGCTCCGTGGTTGACGGCATTGCCATCCACAACGCCATCAAGCGCCACCCAGCCAAAGTCACCGTTTGCATTGACGGACTGGCCGCATCCATTGCCAGCCTCATTGCCATGGCCGGTGATGTGGTCGAAATGTCTGAAAACGCCCTCATGATGATCCACGCCCCGTGGGGCATGGTCAGCGGCAACAGTGACGATTTGCGCGAGTATGCCGACATGCTCGACACATGGGCCAGCGCCATGAGCACCAGCTACGCCGCCAAAAGCGGCCAAAGTTCTAGTGCCATGCTGGCCCTGCTTACTGATGGCGAAGACCATTGGTACACCGCAGCCCAGGCCCAGGCCGCTGGCTTTGTTGACACCGTAGTCACCGCATCCCCCGAGTCAGCCACTGCGCTGGCCACATTCAACCTCAACCGTTACCGCACAGCACCAGCCAGCCTGGTGCAGCGCATTCCCGTGGCAGCCGCCACACCCACCCAGGAGTATCACCCTATGCCACAAGGCAACAACCCCCAGGCGGCCGTTACCCCAAC